CGATACGCATGTCTTCACTGACTACATTTGCGCCAAACTTAGCTTTTAACGCCTTCTCGATTGTGTCCATCACAATTGATTTTCCGCATTGGGTTGGGCCTGAAATTACAATATGCGCCACATCAGGTGTCTTCATTCTATTACTTAATATAACACTCATAGCTTCCACCTTTAACTCCGTTTCATTTCTTTACCTTTTTATCTTTAGTTTCGGGCTTCTTATCTTCTTTAGGTTTATTAAAGATAGCATCAAAGTTCTTGTCGAATTGCTCACGGTTTGGTAATGGCCGTGGGCTACTTCCTTTACCTGACATAGCGCCTCCTAGTGCATGGTTTCTTCATCATTACCTGACATATTAAGTATCAGCGCCAGCTTACAAGACTCTAGCATAAGCACAGTGTCAGCTATGCATACGTTAGTAGCCACTGTCGTATATCCTTGAGGATCAGAGACAACTAAAGAGAAGTCGTATTCCTCGACACCATCTAAGTAAGGCATAGAATCTAAAGCCTTCATTATCTTTTGTCTGGTAGTCTTCTTCTCTTTCTTATCTTTCTTATCTTCAAAAGCACCCTTAACTACTTTCATTAGCTGTTCTCCTTGTTAACTTTCATCTCGATACTCCAACTCTTCTTGCATGACCTTGTATATAGCTGGCCGCATTGTTGCCTTCTGAGTATCTATACAGGCTTGTAAATGTTCTGTAGACATATCAGCAATTGTCACATACCTCAAAGGTTGGTCACTCTGCTTGCCATAAGTACCCCATTTGGCATGCAGCCTTATCAGTTCGTGCGGGTAGTCGGTATAAATAGTTAACATTTCCTCATCACCATTAGCAGAACTACGCACATAATCTAAACCACCGTCTAACATATATTCTTTGCCGTTAGCGTCTGTATGTGTCACATAGTCATGGCGGTAACGAGACTCAAGTATTGTCCCATCAGGTGTCCGCATTCTACTGCTCAATATATCAAGCATAGTGAGTTGTTCATTCATTGGCAAACACCAGTTCTTTTAAGAGTTTAGCTAAGTACCACTGTGCTTTCTCAAGGTCTTCAATAGGCTTGCCTTTGTAGTCATAGCGCCATAGATACTTCATGCAGTTACCCTTGAGATAGCCCTTGAAAGCTTCACTGGACATGGACTCTTCAATGGCTTCAATACACTCAATGTTACCTGTGTTGTAGTGGTCAGGGTTATTGACTACATCCTCTACTTCCTTATCCCATGCCTCAGATGCTTCATCATGTGCTGCTTTCATCCATGCGTCTAATCCAGTGGCTTGCTTTTCAATAGCAGGGGCAGCGGTGCGTAGCCTGTCCCAGTCTGCTGATGCTGCGTCATTAAGGCTCATGCGTGAAGCAGCGGTGCGTAGCCTGTCCCAGTCTGCTGGTGTTGCGTCATTAAGCCTCATGCGTGAATACTCCCTGTGTTGTCCCAATCCATCTCACCTTGCATACGCGCTACATCTCTACAACATTCTTCATAAGCGTCTTCAGACGTACCCTGTTCTAAAGCTGTTGACTTCCAAAACTCTAGCTCATTAAACAACTCATCGTTCTTATGTACTAACTGATTAAGTCTCATTTTCTAAATCCTCTTCAAGAGTGTCTAACCTGTCTTCGATATTGTCTTTGAACTTAGCCACTATATCGTTGCTCGATATATCTAATACTTCAAGCAGAGTTACCTCGTCAATTCGAGACAGGCGCTCACATACTTCTTCAAATGTTAGTGCCATACTTCTTCTCCAAATAAGACATGGATACAGGCATCTCATCGAACTGTCCTTTATCAACCTCGTGCAGCATCCATACACCACGCCATGAACTATTGGTTTGATGGTTCAGATATTCCTCGTCGTGCTGATAATAAATGCCAGCGAACAACCCAGTTATCCTAGAGCCATCAGCTCTTCTATCGTATGCACATTCCCTATCTTGAACATGACCCATGATACAGCTCTGGTGTTTCTTAGCTAGTAAAGCACGGGCGCTGCTAACAGGTCTACCCATAATCCCGCTGGTGAAGTAGTGACAGTACGCCACGGAATCGATAATGACAGGCTCCAAGAAGTCATACACTTCCCAACCATACTGCTGTAGCTTTAAGTCTTGATACCCAATCAGACCTTCGAGTTTAGCGTCACCTTCGATTGCTCTCTCGATTCTCTGCTCATGGTTACCCAGAGTAAACACTAGCCGTGGAGTCCATATCTTCTTACGGTTCTGTCTGAGCCTACGCTGCTCTTCCCTGATGGGCTTTAGGAACGCTTGCATACCTGCGTGACCTGCTTCAATATCCTTAGTGTAGCGTCTGCCCTCAAAGCTACGAGTCCCTTTATCCCAGCTAGACAGTGCCTCCATATCCCAATGATCACCAAGATGTACAATAACATCAGGCTTCTTATCAGCAGCGTATTGACCTGCCCAGCTTAGATGCTCGAATGTTTGATCTGGTTTACACTGAGTATCTGGTATAACTAAATGCTTAGTCATTTGACTTCCTCGCTTCACGCTCTGCGTTTGTCTTGATCTGATGGCAGGGTTTACACATAACCTGTAGTCCATCAGCTTCGCAGAACATATTCTCAACAAATTGTGGTAGGTCTTCGTACTTCCTGAGTGTACCCGCAGGTACAATGTGATCTACCTGTACTTCCTTATCTTTAAACCACTGTTTACATTCAGCGCATTCAAACTCAAAGCGATGGCGCTGCCCTGTTACTGATTTCTTGGCAGATGCTTTGGCGGCATAGCGTGGTGGGAATCTACGGTTTGCGTCTCTTAGTGCAGACCGTATGAATCCCCAGTATCTAGCCTCCGTCCACTTGCCTCCTGCTCTGGTGCGTGGTACTAAGGTGCGCTTCTTCTTCATTTGCTAACCCTTACTTGCAGCTTCTCTTTGCTGTCGATATCTGCTGACGATGGGGCTGGTGGTGGAGTGCCGCCTATTGGATTAGCACCTCCATGCTCAGCCTTCCTAGTGACAGGATCAACCCACCACTCGCCTTGATACCTACGTAAGAATAACAATCTAGCGTTCTCATATACAGCCTCAGTGTCACCCTTGTAGCAGGTGAGTACTGACTGGTATAAGTCTTCTTCAGAGGAACACCACTCTAATGCTTTAGTGGCCTTGACCTCTCCGATACCTACACAACCTTGGATGTTGTCCACCCTATCGCCAGTTAGCATCTGCTTGTATAGAAAGTAAACACCTTCCCACTCAGTTACTGTAGTCCACTCGTACTTGTTAAAGTTATAGTGCCTACATGGTACTTGAAGGAAGTCCTTATCTATACTAGCGATTACTGAATCGTGTCCGTGCAGTGTAGCAGCGATGGCAATTTCATCATCCGCTTCCTGACCCTCGACAACAAATGCATCCCACTTCTCAATCATGTAATCACGCAGTGCGTAGAAGTGAGCTGGCTTTTCAGATTTCCTGTTACCCTTGTATGGCTGTATCGTAGCCAGATCATTACGAAAGTTCCCTTTGCCAGTTAGGTACAGCTGGTAAGGGGCTGCATCATCACAACCCCGAACCAGTGTATCCATGACTAAGTTGTTTAACTGGGAACACGCTACTTCCAACGTTTCATCCTGACATGCAAAGCCTATTCGGTAGCTTAAGATGTCAGCATCAATGAATAGCATTAGATAACATCATCCATGTTAAGAGCATCGTCACCACCGCCATCCTTGTCGTACACAGCTACCTCAGTAACGAGCAGCTTAGCCAAGCTAGGTGATGTACCCTGCTTACCTTTGAAGTCCCAGTGATAGGGCTTGATAGCAGCGTTAGCCTTAGTACCGTTACCAATCAGCGATGACTCTACTGCATCGATACCACCGAACGCTGGCTGGATTGGGTTGATTGATTTGACAGTCACGTAGTTACCGCGATCATCACCCTTGTTGCGTACTGCTATGCCCATGCCGGACAGTGCATCCACTGCCTTAGAGGATAGCTTACCAATGTCCACCTGATACTTACCAGACATCTCATTCTGCTTGTTCAGGAAAGGCCAGTGCAGTTCGCAAGATACTACTACGGGTTTAGTGTCCATATTTATTACCTCTGTTATTGACTATTAAGTCTATGTGATATTTAACTGAATACATCTAACGTAATTTAATAACTTTTCTTCTTAAGCAACTATATAGTAATATTATACCATGTATTTATCCTCTCTGCAATAGGGTATGTGAAATTAATTAATGTGTTTCACTCCAGTTAGAACCTATGCGGTACTCTGCATCCATAGGACACCTCATATTAAGCTCGACACCAGCGTCTATGATTGCTTGTCGTGCAACACCACCTACAAGTTCAGCGTCATGCTCAGCGCATTCTATCTGCAATTCATCATGCACTTGAGCCACCAGTTTATACTCGACACCAAGACGATCTAATGCATGACAACAGTTACGTACAGCAACCTTCATAACGATAGCACCGCAGCTCTGAAGCAGCCTGTTGAGTACCTTGTAGTCCTCGTCAACCTTGATGAACCTGCCATCAATACCATTGATACGCTTAGTACGTTCAGCGATACCCTTGGCCTTGTCGATCAGCTTACGCAACGCTGGCAGTTTAGTCAGGAATGTATCCCTAATCTTCTTACCTTCCTTAGCACCACCGCCCACTATCTGACCTAACTTGGCATCTCCAGCGCCATAGATAAGACCATAGATCATAGTCTTAGCCATGCTACGCTCAGGTAGACCCGCTGCATGCTGGTTGTATGAGTGGATGTCACCCTCCAGTATCTGCCTAGTGTACTCGTCATCATTCATATAGTGAGCCAAGCAGCGTAGCTCCAGACCACTAGCGTCACAGCCTACAAGTACATTACCTTCCTCGACAGTGAAGCATTGCCTAGCAATCTTAAGGCTAGGTATCTGTGCCAGATTAGGTTTATTGTGCGTCATCCTACCAGTCACAGCACCGCAGCTATTGACGTACCCATGTATGCGATGCGTATCTTTATCGACATACTTGAGCCAGCTATCCACCATACCCTTAAGCTTAACCAGACCTAAGTACTCAGCACACAACTTAGCCTCTGGTATATCCACACCAGCCAGCGTAGATTCATCCACCACAGGTGAGCCAGTTGGAGTTAGCTTCTTCCACTTGACACCCAGCTTGGACAGACGCTTAGCTATCTGCTGGCGAGAGCCTACGTTAAACTCCTCGACATGATCCTTCAATCGCTTACCTGTCTTATCGCTGACACGTATGGTGATGATGGGCGGGAACCTATCCTGTAACTCAGCAGTAATCTGATCGATGCGTGTAGCCATTTCTAACTGCCACTTGGTAGCCACATCCATATCCAGCTTGAACCCATTACGTACCTGCTGCGCTGTGATCTCTGACACCTCATGCTCTAGCTTGATAGACAGATCACTGAAGCCCAGCTTCTTTAGCTTAGCTGTGAGGTAGTGGTACAGCTTAGTCGTAACCTCAACGTCACGTATGCAGTACTCACCCATCTCGTCAGTGTACCCGCTGTCAAAGTCATCAACATCAAAGTCCATCTTAGCTATGCCGATACGCCTACCCCATTCCTTGAGGCTATGTCCTCCAACAGGCGTAGGGTCTAACAGCCTAGCCATGACCAGCGTATCCCACACAGGTACATCAACATCAACCTGCCAGCAATTCTTTAAGACGGGCTTGTCGAAGAAGACTATGTTGTGACCCACTATGCCATCGGCAGTAGATAACATCTGCCTCAACTCTGCGCTGTCGAACGTGAGACTTCCATTCGGACTCTCTGTTTTCTGAACCCCTGCACACCATATCGTATCGTGTGAAAGATTCGTTTCCAAGTCTACTGTAATCATAACCATGATCCTCTAACGTAACAATTAATTCACCAATCTCGCTCATGCGTAATGTCTCCTTGAATGATGCCTACTATATCCTCGTCCTTATCGTCGAGGTCATAGGAGATATTGTAACAGATGCCACAGAGGTCAGCAAACTGCCTACTCTCTGGCGCTCTCAATGCCATCTCAAACTCAGTCATTATCTTATCACAAGCAGCGCATCTCATAATATCTCCTCCAAATCTAGCACCTCTGCCATACGCCCAGTGTCCTGATCATAGCGCACTGACGTAGCCATCCCTGTCTCACCGCTGAACCTGTTCTTAAGTACCCTGATGTGGGTGGTATTACGCTGCTCTATATCTTCAGCCTGACCATTGCGTTCAAAGCCTAGAACAATGTCACTGAGCTGCGCGATACTAGCACTGCCCCTGAGATCAGACAGTGACGTAGCTGCACCTTCCTCGTGACCCTTACCTGCTGGCCTACGAAGATGCGACACTAGGAACAATGCAATGCCTGTCTCCTGCGTCAGCATACGAAGGCGGGTCATCACCTCATCGATAGCCTTACGCTCGTCACCATTCTCCTGAGCAGACACGATGATAGACAGGTGATCTAAGAATACATACTTACAGTCATGTGCCTTAGACAGATACCTAACCTGACCTACGATATTCTCCACACTGGTAGAACCAAAGTGATCGTAGAAGAATAGCCTATCAGTACCCAGCGTAGCGTTGAATGCATCACGCCTCTCTTCCTCAGTCGATTCGACAGTTGGAATGTGCAGCCGCTTACCTGAGTGCAGAGACATCAGAGACTGCGCTGTCTTGGTGACAGATTCCTCTAGGAATATACAGCCTATGTTGCTCTCTGAATTCTGCAAGACATGATACAACACCTCACGCATAACCTGAGACTTACCCACACCACTACCTGCTGTCAGTGTTACAAGCTCGTAGCTACGTATGCCATAGGTGAGATCATTAAGACCAGACCACGGATACTGCACCGATGCTTTCTCCACTGGCGTATTCACTGCATCCCATAAACTCTTACCTGCAATGATACCATCAGGTGTGTGAATCTCTGCCGCCCACCATGCTGCCTTGAAGTCGTCACCACGACAACGCTCAAGGTATTCATTAGCATCCTTGAAGTCAGGATGATGCTTGACAATCCTAGCCTTACCAGCAAACAGAGATGCCACTTCCTTGGCCGCAGTCTGCCCAGCCTCGTCAGCATCGAAGCATACAATGATGTTGTCGAAACTATCCAGCCACTCGTACTGATCCTTACAATCCTTCAGTGCTGACTGCGCTCCATTCTTAATTGATACAGCAGGGTACTTACTGCCGCTCATCTGATAGACAGATGCCGCATCATACTCACCCTCAGTAATGGTGACATACCTACCGCCCTTACTGAACAGGTGCTGCCCAAACAAAGCACCATCTCCCCAGATACCGAAGCTACGCTGGTTGTCCTTGCTGCCTATCCTAACCTTCTGAGCGCATACGAGACTGTCCTTGTCTCTGTACTCAAAGATAATGTCATCAGCATCTACACTGATACCATACCTCTCGCACGTTCCCTGAGTAATACTACGCACCATCTGATGCCTACCCCTACCTACTTCCATACTAGTTACTCCTATGTTCTCCGTTATAACTGAATTATAAGACTCGCCTGAGTTGTACCTATCTCCGCAACTGAAGCATGTAGTCCAGCCATCGTGATTGGTAGATGCACCATCGCTACTAGCACACCTGTCGCATGAATGGTGAGTCTTCGCCCATCCGCTACTCATCTACAGCCTTCCTATGCAGGGCAGGATACGCAGCAGCTAAGCTGGCTATAGCCTCCCACCTAGCCCTCTCCTCGTCAGCTGTCTCAGCAGCCTTGAGAGAGTCAGAAAGTATCTTCATTATCAAACCATATATATATGCACTCATAGCATATCTCCATCTGGTAAATCAAACAGGTCACCCATCTCGTCAGCAACCTCCCAATCAGTGAGCGCAATAGGCTCAACAAAGTGATGGACAAAACCATCATCACCATCTTCAGGTACATGAGGATCAGCCACTAGCGCACCCATACCACTACCTGCCGCAGCTCGTCATGGTACTGCTCAACATAATCGACAGCACGTATATGTAAAGCACCAAATGCATCAGCCACTAGCGCACCCATACGTGGGTAATCTTCATCTGCTAGTGCAGTTACAACAGCCTGATGATAGTCGTCTATAGCAGACATACTCTCAAGGTACTCACCAATAAAAGCCTCAGCCAATACAATTGGATCATCACGCAACAAGTCCAGCGTGTATGTCCAAGCAGCATCGTGGCGCTCCTGAGCAGTCGATAGGTAATCGACAGACGGGAACAAAACCTCAGCAACCTTACGATCAAAGTCTCTAAATATTACAGTCATACAATTTCTCCAGTTGAGTTGACATGCTACAGCATAAATCACAGGATGTCAAGCAATTAGACGATAGATTAGCAGTCAATTAGACATAACATAGCCATGATTAAGCCATAAGTTAGACATAATATAACTATAGTTTACCCCTAAGAAACTGAGAGGATAACCTATCAGCCTTAGTCTCAAGGCGTTTGATGCTACCAGCAACACCTTCACGACTACGCCTAGCTGGACTAGCCTTAGACAGATCAATGGTGCGTAACTCATGGTCAGTCAACTCGTCCTTACCCCTCAGCCTACCATGCAGAGTGTTAGCATGGAGGCCAGTGATAATGCTGATAGCCTTGAGAGAATACTCAGCACCTGAGATCATACGCTCATGCGTAGACCGATTAACTACCTGTCGTA